TTTGTCTACTGCTGCTAGGTCGTTCTCGATATGTTCGTCTTCAAACAAACCGAGAGGCGATTTAGTTGTATCGCTACCGCTGTTTTGCGTAGCGAAGATATATGATTCATTGATGCGAAGAGTGCGCAGGACAATCGTTACAAGGCCCTCCAAGACGATCTTATCGTCTAGAAGCTTGCCAATAGTCTTGATCTTCGTTCGGCCAGCCTCGCTCGTTTCTGTGTGGCTCAGAATGTACACGCGCTTGTTCTCAGGAAGAGATGATGCGCACATAAAGACGTCCCAAGCTTTACGGGCGATTTCGTTGTATTTGGCGAATGCTTGATTGCCAACTTCGTTATCCAGAACACGCCGAAGAAACTCGTTGGCCATCACGTACTGAAAGTCATCAACCACGATGATGGATCGCATGGTCTTTTTCATGGCCGAGACAATCTTTGCGCTGTCGTCAGTGACAAGAATATTGCCGCCTTCAGACGAAACAGGCTTCCAATTTGGAGAACGAAAAGGGAGAGGTTTTTTTACTGCCTGGATCAGCAGAGTGTCAGCTGGATAGAGATTGCGGAGAGAGGTGGATTTGCCGGTGCCCGACTCGCCCATAATGAGGGTTGCTATGCTCATGGTTTTCCTTGGTTGTGATAATGGTTTGCTTGGTTTGAACTGCTATATTAGAACGGGATCACGCCCGATTCAATGTCTTTCCTCTGCTGTTCCTCCTGTTCTTTAGTAAGTATTGGCTTCCATGTGTTCGGAGACATTGGAGAGCGCTTCTCGCTGAATGTCTGCACTAAACCTCTCTTGAGAGCCTGTTCGTAGGTCATGATCTGCATCATTTCTCTATCCCGGGGATGTCGCTCGATATGAAGTGAATGCTACTGAAAGTCGGCACTCCTTCTTCGCTAATGAGTTGTTTGCGCAAGCAAGTAGTTTGTTCCTCAGTCCAAGGCTTAAATCCAGGAGCATAAGCAATCGCTGCATCCAGCACCTTAATCCACTGGCTGCGAGATATGATGATCCCGTTAGCCAGGTCTTTCTTTACTTGTTTCAGTTGATCAAGCGTCATTGAAGCCTCCAGTGTTTCGTGCCATGTTATTTTGCATGGCGTTGTAATAATCCGACATGGCCTGATTGAACTCTTTTTGTGCCTGCCGATAGTTAATATCAAGCATGACCCGCTTTTCAGTCGTCAGCCCAAAAGTGTTAGCCATACCAAGCGCTTCATATCTTTGACGCGTTTGATCTACAACCTTCTCAAGTTCTTCCAAGCTTTTATCCATTGTTTCCTCCATAAGTTCCCCAAGGGTGAATAGCCCGTAGTTTCCTACGTAGTCTTATTCGCCTTTGATCCAGATTCCCAATATTCCAGCAATCCCAATCCAACCTGAGTCCTACAGTGCTCCCAGTCTCAGTTGTCTTCACCATGTCCGAGAAAGGTTCCGCTGGTCGCTGTAGCTACGCCAGCTCGGCTGTACGGGGTGAAACGCAAGCCTGTGTTTCTGTGGTTTAGCCCCATACAGGGCTGTCCTAGGTAACGCTTCCTTCCACTCGCGAATGGTGTGGGCCAGAATGCAAAAAGCCGTCAAAAGACTGGATTCTGGTGGGGCAAGATAAGATCGGACGGTGAACAATCTTTATCTACAGAACCCAAGCTTTTGACGGCTTGAATATGCTACATCGTCTGTACTTACTACCTGGCCCCACGCCATTGCAAGCGATTCTAAACAACTACTTTCTATGAGTCAATAACAAATTTAGTCGAATGAAGAAGATGACGACGAACTAGAACTATCATAACTGCAGCTATCTGAACTACTGCTATAGGAGCTACTACTATCGCTGCTGGAACTCCAAGAACTGCTACTGGTGTCCCGCGACGAACAATCATCCGAACTATAAGAACTGGAAGACGAACTACTAGACCAGATACTAAGCGGGCTGATTGGGTTCAATGGGCTGAAAGGATTCAGCGGGTTCATCAAGTCCATTCCAGTCTGCTCCTGGCGTACCTGTCGGTCATAATCCGATTGCTGGCTAGATAGATAGCGGCCACGGATCTGATCGTTTCCGAAGAAAGATTGCGTTTGAGACTTTTTCAATTGCTCCATGATAGCAATATGCTGCTCATATTCTTTCTGCTGTTGAGCGTTACGCTCTGCCTTCCTTCGCTCAGCTTCCTCACGCTTCTTGCGCTTGATATTGAACGGCCAAAAATTGAACATTTCACTCTCCATTATCGCTGTAAAAAATCAACAAACTCGGCCAAAATAGCCATCAAAGCCGATGCCGCAAACAACAGTCCAAACACGAATACAGCCACTTCCCCGCCTCCACGGTTAATCTCGTCAGATAACGACTTGCAACCTTGCTCCTGCCAGTCCCCGCACATTTCATGCTCATCTGCTTCCTGGCGAGGACGGCGAATCTCTGCTAACTGCTGGCGGAATCGTTCGAACATTTCAGGCTCCTATTATTGATGCGCCCCGAAGGGCGCGGAGTCGTTATTCAGAAGGATATGACATAGATGGCAGTTCGCTTTTATTACTATTGCACCAAGCTACGAACTGATCTTTGATGTAGACGGATGGGAAGCGAATCATTTCACCATCAAACCAACCGCCAAGTTCTTTAACTTTTGCCCGCAACGCTTTTTCTTTGGCATCCATTTCCCGCCCTTTCATTCCCGCCGCGCCCCATGCGCTGCATCCATGCATAGAACTATAGCGCACAACAATACGTTCCGCAAGAACTATTTGCAACGCCCCGGAAGAACGAAATATGTTGCGATCGCGAACAATATGGCATATGATGAAGCCATCAACAAATAACTGGAGATATTGTGACACGAACTAAAGGCCCAAAGAAACCGCATGCTTTGTTAGATGCGCTTCTTTCAGAGAATCGTCTACGTAACGATTCCCATCTGGCAGACGAAATAGGCTATACCAAAGGCCGTATCTGCGAATATAGAAATGGAACACCAATGAGTGCAGAATTCATCTTGACGATCATGCGCAAATTTGGATGGTCGCTGAAGAAAATCGATTCATTACTAGCCGAATCAAAGGAGAAATAGCCATGCTTACCTATGACGGAATCAAACGTGCAAACAACCAAGAGCGTGCAGTATTGACCGAGGAACAGTCGCGTAAAGCTGTTCTCCTGGCGCTCTACGAGAAAATGGACGAGAGGGGCCGCAAGACTGCTATTGCGATGATGGCAGCAATGGCAAAGATGGCGGAGGTACGGTGATGACTGATCATGAATTGCTTGAGTTGGCTGCGAAAGCTGCCGGAATTGGACGAACCGCATGGGATTATGAACATACACGCAGTCTCGGCTTCATGGTAACGAAGAAATCTATGTGGAATCCTCTGGAAGATGATGGCGAAGCGCTGCGACTGGCGGTGAAGCTTCGCCTTAGCATCAGCACCCCAACAATGGGCGTGCGCTATGGCGAACGTGCATTCGTTGAGTCACAGGACCGGTCGCGAGGCGTATATGCGAACTGCGGTGATGACGCTCTGGATAAGACCGACCCGCTTGCTGCTACGCGCCGCGCCATCGTTCGTGCTGCAGCTGCCATCGGAGAATCAATGCCATGACCGTCCCCAAGCGCATATTCTTCCTCCGTGAAGAGCGTAACCGCGATACCTTGCTAGGGCTTATCAGGAATTTGCCGCTGGATCAGGATAAGCCTATGCAGGTAACTGTCGAGCCTTATAAGCGGCCACGTAAGCTTGACCAAAATGCCCTTTACCACGCGGGGCCGCTGAAAGATATCGCAGAACAACTATTCATTGAAGGTCGCCAATACAGTGCAGAAGTCCTGCATCGATACCTGAAAGAGCAATTCCTCCCCGAAGAATATATTGAGGATGAATGTCTGGCAGGTTATCGGAAGTGGGATTACGACCCATCAGGTAATCGTGTTCTGGTCGGCAGTACAACACAATTGACGGTTCGCGGATTCAGTATATTTCTTGAGCAGGTACATGCATTCGGGGCAAACATGGGCGTTGAATTTCACACACGCGAGGAACGATGAGGCCAGGAGAATTCAAGAAAATGATGCCGACAGAGCCGAAAGTAAGAACGCGGAAATGCATCATCAAAACCTGTCGTAAGCAATTTCCGCAACGCAGCATGTCTCACAAAGCCTGTTCGCCTGAATGCGCTGCTGAATATGCGAAGCTGGAACGTGAGAAGAAAGACCGCCAGGACCGCCAGAAAGGGCTACAGGCGCTTAAAACGAAGCGGGACTATATCAAGGAGGCACAAATTGCATTCAACGCCTACGTTCGATTGCGTGATTCCAATCAAACGTGTATCTCGTGCGGAGCTTCTTTTAATGATGGCGTACTCGGAGGGGGAATGGACTGCGGTCATTGGCGCTCCGTCGGCTCCGCCCCTCACTTACGCTTTCATGAGGACAATGCTCATGGACAATGCAAGAAGTGTAATCGGTACGATTCAGGCCGCGCCGTGGATTATCGAATCGGTCTTATCGCCAGAATTGGCTTACCCCGTGTCGAGCTTCTTGAGTCTGATAATGCAATCAGGAAGTGGACGATTCAAGAGCTATGTGCAATCCGTGACGAATACCGACTAAAACTGAAGAAACTGAAGGAGGGAAAATGAATGAAGTGTCCCGACTGTAGCGCCAGACTGAGTTGCACCGACTCTCGCACCAAAGAAGACATTGTCTCCAGGCGGTATGTTTGCAAGGCTTGCGACAATCCGCATTACACAGTAGAAATATTCCGAGACAAAGTGCTATCTGGCCCGAACGGTGGATCGGATAAGTTCAAGATGAAGTCTCAGCTTCGCAAGGCCGCTCTCGATGATCTTAAGCGCAGGATCATCGCAGAAATCGAGAAGATGGAAGATCTTTAGCGCATCTGTTGAACTGTTGCAATCGTTGCCGAGCATCAAATTGCAACAGTTCAATTATGAAAGCTGCAAAGGTTCTTGCTTGAAACTACTTGCAATGAGATAATTGATTGTCGGCGCGCAATGCGCTGATGTCCTGAGCACTGTCGAAATCCTGGAAAAAGAGTAGACAGATTATTGCAAACCGAAGGGGCGCACGGAGAACGGGTGAGTATGTCGCTAGACTACTTCCCCGACCTTCGGCGGGGTCTTTCCAGACCCGTTCCCCATGCGCTGGAAGAAAGGTCCAAAAAAATGACCCCACGCTTTATCGTAGTTGGTCCAATCAGTGGCTTCTATCACATAGCCTATAAAATCCCCGGTACTTCCCTTTATAGTTCTTTGCTTCAGTTCTCCAGCCAAGCTTCGGCAGAAGACTGCGCCAGTGACATGAATGGCACTTCCGATGATATTTCGGAGGAGAAGTAATGTCGGGGGATTGGATCAAGTTCGAAGCAAATACTCCTGAGAAGCCTGAAGTGTTCGCCATCACGGCTTCGATGGGTTGGAATGACCCTGATCTGACGGTGGGAAAGTTGCTGAAAATTTGGCGATGGTTCGATCAGCAGACGTTGGACGGTAACGCTCCGAGCGTTACCTTAGCGTTACTAGATTGTATTTCTGGCGTTACCGGATTTGCGAAAGCGATGTGTGATGTTGGATGGCTGAAGACCGGCGATAGTGGTTTGATGCTGCCGAATTTCTCCAGACACAACGGAAAGACCGCAAAACAGCGCTGTTTGACTGCAAAACGGGTTGCTAACCACAAAAGTAACGCTGAAGGTAACGCAGAAACTAACGCTGTCAGCGTTACCGGAGCGTTACCTAGAGAAGAGAAGAGAAGAATAAAGAATAGCGAGCCTCCGGCATCAAAGTTTGATCCATATGCCGAGCTTATTTCGGCAGGAGTATCAGAGCAGACTGCAACAGACTGGTTGGCAATGCGCAAGACCAAACGTGCAGCCGTTACTGAGACAGTGCTGAAGATGCATATTGCTGAAGCGAACAAGGCATCGTTGCCGCTTGATAGATGTTTGCGTATCTCCTGTTCTCGCGGATGGGCCGGATTTGAGGCAGCTTGGCTTAAGCCTGAAGACAGGGAGCCGAATCAGCAAAAGATCCCACGCAGAGAGGTTGTCCTATGATCGCACCAGGCGCAGAAGAGATTTTTAAGGCTCGTATGAAAGGGTTCAAACCTGCTGATACGGTGATTGTCAGCCTTGTTGGCAAACTAGGTTTTGAAAACCCCCAGTGCCATCCCGCGCCGGGCCAAGATTACGACTGGCGGTGGTGCAAGGCTCTTGATGTAGTAGTGTTCATGGACTCCAGTTCTGATTGGGCCGCATTGCTGCCGAAGATCAAGATTTGCGAGCCTAGTGGACTGTACATTTGGGCGCATGACATGAAGCGCGGAGCCGAAGTGATGGTAAAGCCGGTACAAGCAATCAGCGGAAGCCGGAGCACAATGCTGCTTGATGATGGCTCGATCCTGAAAGACGGTTGGCGCTGGGTTATCGATTTCTGTAACTGGCACGAAGAAGACGAAAAGGCATTTACGCAATGAACATCATTCACGACAACATAGATTTCAGTGGTTACATGGAAGAAACAGAAAGCCATGCTGTTTATCCTGCTTCGCACTGGTTACAAGAAACGATTGAGGCATTTCATTCTGATGCGCCCGAACTGAAATCGCCAACAATGCTTTGGACTAAGACACATGGACGTGTTCATTTCCGTCCTGCCGAGGTTTCTCTTTGGGCCGGAGTGAATGGGCATGGTAAAAGTATGTTTCTCTCCCAGGTGTCGCTAGACCTCTGCCAGCAAGGTCAGCGTGTCATGGTGGCATCTTTTGAAATGAAGCCAGTTCGTCAGATGCAACGCATGGGCCGACAAGCTTACGGTGATAGCAAGCCGAGCGTTGAATTCCTGAATCGCATGGCAAGCTGGTCAAATGAACGTCTTTGGGTGTATGACCATGTCGGCGCGGTCGAATGGCGCAAGGTCATAGCTGTTATGCGTTATGCGAAGAAGAATTTTGGCATTGAGCATTTCGTGATTGATAGCCTGATGAAGTGCGTAAAGGGTGAGGACGATTACAACGCTCAGAAGGATTTCGTGAATGAGCTTTGTGCCTTTGCGCATACGCACAATATTCACGTTCATTTGGTGCACCACGTTCGCAAGGGTGAGAGTGAGCATAAAGCACCTGGCAAATTCGACGTAAAGGGAGCCGGAGCGATTACAGACCAAGTGGACAATGTCTTCATCGTTTGGCGAGATAAAAAGGCTGAGGACGACGTTTCAGCGGTTCATAACGCACAGCTTGTATGTGAGAAACAACGTAACGGGGAATTTGAAGGCAAGTTTGGGTTCTGGTTTGAACCATCCTCGCAACAATATCTCGACAATCGTTCTGCAATTCCGATGCGTTATTCACTAAAGTGAGAATGCTATGCCCTACTCAATCCCCGGTCGAATAGGAAGAGAAGAAGCAGCACAAGCCTGTCTCCAAGTATTGCGATATGCAGACAAAGACAGGCTAGCAGTAGATGATGTGAGGCAACTGGAGATTTACTCTCTGATTGCAGGAGAGAAGCGAGACATGCGCCCATTATCCGATGGGGCATTGTTGAAGATAATGCAGATTTACAACAACTATCATGGAGTGTGAGATGCTATTTAAGAAGCGACGCATATTTAATTTACTGATAAAACTTTCCGGGCTTAAAGCTGAGCTTGAGGAATATCATAAGGCAAAACAAATTTGGCCATCTTCGGCAAAACTGATTGGTGAATGCGAAGAAGAATTGCGGCTTCTTGGATACAAATTTGAAATTGAGGAGTAAAAATGACAAAAGAATACACCGAAGCATTCGCCCGAAACGAAATCATGCGCTTACTCAAGAATGAGCCTAGCGGATTCACAGACATGATGATGAGCCGCAAGCTAAAGATTGGACTGCCAGCATTGCGCCTGGTGCTGGAGAACATGGATAAGGACAAGATTATCCGCAAGGAACCGTTGGGCAAGTGCAAGCGTTATTATCTGCCTACCGAACGGGAACTTGCTGCAGAACAGGCTGCAAAGCCAGTATTCAAGGTACTCAAGCCACGACTGGAACATCGGGCCGTGATGGATCGGGTAAGGGCTGAACGCTTCGCTATTGCTTCGATTGGGTGAGATATGATCCAACTAAGCCGAAATCAACGCGAAGGCCGCTATGCTGGCAGATTCCGAGGAAGGGATAAGCGCACCCACTGGGTTCCGAGAAGCATTGGATTGAGCAAAGCACAATGGAAGCTGCATCTATCGACCACGCAGAAAATCAAGATATTGGTGGAGAAAAATGAGCATTGATGGAATCGAGATTACTTTCATTCTCATCGGACTAGGCGTAATATTGGCAGGAATGATCATTCGTGATCTGCTGATGTTCTCTAGGGAATATGATCGCCTTTTCAATGAGGGAAAGGATCAGGAATAATGAAATACGCCCATGACGAAGCCAAGCGCCAGATAGATGCTCACACTGAGCGCCAAAGGAATGTCATGGGCCAGGATCGATTCCAGATCACAAAGAGAACGTATATCCCAAGCAACGATCCTACAAAACCACCAATCCTAGAGAGGGTGGATATGGGTAAGTGGGAGAGGTTTTGAGGTATAATTTACCTGTGATGAATGCGGAGTGCTGATCCGCCACATGGAGTTGCCAGTCGGTCAGCGGCGTAACATGGCTATGAGGGTATACGGCATAGGGGCTGACACCTCCCCGTCAATCCATAGCGAGGCAATAAGCCGGAGTTCAGCACCGGCCATCACATAATGCAGCGCAGTTGGATAAAGGCCGATCACCTTGAGTGCCAACAAGATTGAGAGCAAGCACGCTATAGATGCCAAGACAGTGTAAAGCTGTCACAGATTTCCTTTGTTTCACCCCTAGCATCACCCTCCAATTTACCCGCTATGGACATACGCGCCACTAGCGGGATTTTTTTAACCGGAGCTACTATGCCTCTCATTCATTCCAAATCATCCAAGGCATTCAAAGAGAATCTGATTAAAGAACTTAGGAGCGGAAAGCCAAAAGATCAAGCCGTGGCGATTGCATATTCAGTAAAACGAGAAGCGCAGCATAAAAACCACAAATCAACAAAATAGCAGTAGAATATCTCCCAATATCAATTCAATGGCACGCGATTACTTGCGTGAATGAGAATGCCAGCAGCAGCGAAAAATACACATGGATTCAAGCCGGGTAATCCTGGCAAGCCTAAGGGCGCATTATCCAAAACTACTAAATCCGCTAAAGAGGCAATCGCACTGGCTGCTGAAAAGCTAGGCGGCCCGGAGCGATTAGTAGCATGGGCACAAGAGGATCCGAGCAATGAGCGTGTATTTTGGGGAACCATCTACCCTAAACTGCTGCCTCTACAAGTCACTGGTGACAAAGATTCGCCTCTGAGCGTTCAAATTGTTCGCTTTGGAGGACAACCAAAGGAATAATCATGAGCCGATCTGGCGGTGGTATTGAACGAGATTTCACAGCAGATGTAAGCCGTAATATTGTCTCAGGCGTAGCAAGGGTAAACGCTCTCTGTACCAGATCGATTGCTACAGCATTTTCTAGCCTATCGGCCGCGCAAGACATTTGGGCCGGAGTAAACAACGAAATGACCTTCCCAACGGCTAACGAGTCATGGGAAGTTGTCTCTAGCAGCGCCAATGACACGGTAGGCGGCTCAGGCTCCGAAACTGTCACATTCACCATTCTCGATTTCAGCTATAACGAAATCGCAGCCTTCACAGTCAATCTTAACGGTACAACTCCTGTAACACTTCCTAACGCCGCCGCCTATGCCTGGCTGAATGGAACAACTACTGGCCGGATCACATCGGCGGCTCAGCGAGTTAAGAACCAGGGCGACATTACAATCCGTGTCACTGGTAGCGCAGGGGATAATACAAAGGTGCGAGGTATTATCCCGGCATTCACTGGCAATCTCTCCAATGCTGTTTATACTGTGCCGATTGGTAAAACTCTGGAGATATTCTCCATGGAAGCCAAGATTCTATCCTCAGGATTAACTGGCACTCCACGTGGAGCAGATTTCCGCTTAAACTTCCGCAATCCTAACGGATCAGTATCAGCGCCTAAAGCTATTACCTGTACAGACATGGGGCCATTTACTCTTCGCGCTGAAACTAAGATTCGCGTAGGTCAAAGATTCAATTTCATTCCACAGTGCGTTGGAACAAGTAATAATGCAATGATTGTGAGCATGGATTGGGAAGCTCATTTATATACAAATTGAGGATATTATGCAGACTGCAAACCTATTTAGCGCTCAATCCAAAGTAACTACATTCGCGGCCACCACAAGCGCGCCTACGCCTAAGCAAATGTCCAATGCTGGAAATACTCTTCGTGTTGTCAACGAAGGCACAGCAGCAGTATTCATTGCGGTAGGCGACACTTCCGCAACAGCTATTGCTACGCTTCCGACTGATGGCTCTGTGACTAGCTGCTACGTCGCCCCGAATGCAGATGTGAACTTTTCCATTCCAGCCGACAGCGCAAAGTTTGTGAGCGCTATTTGCCGCTCTGGTACGGCTACGGTCGAGTTCTACGCTGGGGAATCGAGCTGATGAATGCCGCTAATCGAAGCGGTCATTGCAACGCTGACTGGCAAGCGAATGCTGGCCCGTCACAAATCCTCAATAGGCCAAATGTCTGTGAGATTCAGCGCACACGAGCACAGACCAATATATCAGGCACGTTGACCTGGACATTCCCGATTGCTTACGGCTCTGGCGTCATTCCTAACGTCCAAATCTCTGTGGAAGATGGCACAGCGGGCGCTATCTGGAATCAGCAGATCACGGCAGTGAACAATACTAGCGTAACCGTTCAAATCACCAAGACTACCTCTGTGTCTGTTCTTGGCGTGAATGTCTTGGGAGTGGCGGTCAATCCTCAAGCTTATGTTCATTTGACTGTCACTCCTCCATAAATGGCGACAATCCAGCTACCGAACAATTGGCGGCCACGTGAATATCAGATGGCCGCATGGTCATATCTGGAGAACGGTGGCCGCCATGCTGAATTGATCTGGCCGCGAAGGGCTGGCAAAGATGCTGTATGCCTTCATTGGGCCGCTTGTGCATCGTTTGAGCGTATCGCCAACTACTGGCACATGCTCCCTGAGTACAGCCAGGCGCGCAAAGCTATTTGGGATGCAGTGAACCCAACGACTGGCAAGAAACGCATCGATGAGGCATTCCCGCATGAATTACGCCGCCGGATAGACAACACCAAAATGACCATTGAGTTCGTCAATGGCAGCACTTGGCAAGTGGTGGGGTCGGATAACCCGGATAGTCTGGTCGGCACAACTCCAGCCGGTATCGTCTATTCCGAATGGGCGCTATCCAATCCAAATGTAAGGGCTTACTTACGTCCGATCATTGCTGAAAACAACGGCTGGCAAGCGTTTATCACGACTCCACGTGGTCGGAATCATGCTTATACGACATTTGCAGCAGCAGAAAAGAACATGCGCGCAGGATTGGACGTGTTTGCTCAGCGCCTGGATGCATACGATTGCCGAACAATGACGCCCGCCCAATTAGCGGCTGAACTCAAGGAATACATCGATTCATTCGGCGAGGATTACGGTAGAGCGAAGTTTGAGCAGGAATATCTATGCTCCTTTGATGCTGCAATCATGGGTGCAATCCTGGCTCGCTCTATCGCTGCTGCTGAAAAAGAAGGCAGAGTAAGCGATGATGTGCAATATGACCCATATGGCGCACCAATCGAGATTACCTGTGACTTGGGGCGGCGTGACACGGCTACTTGGTGGTTCTGGCAGCCTCAGATTGGCGGCTACCAGATCATTGATTACGCGAGCGGATGGGCAATTGATGCTGAAGAATGGTGCTACAAGCTGTCCAATATGCTTGAGGCATACAAGAATAGCGATGGTAAGCCAGCATTAGGCCGCATCTGGATGCCGCATGATGCTCGGGCTAAGACATTTAGCGCTAAGCATAGCGCAGTCGAAATCTTTATTGAGAAATTCGGAACAAAGCATGTTGCCATGGTCCCGCGATCTTCTATCGCAGACCGTGTTAATGCAGCTAGGGTAATGATTGGCAAGATCAAGTTCAATCAGACTAAATGCGAGCGTGGATTAGATGGCTTGCGTAATTGGCGCTATGAATATGACGAAGAGGCGAAGATATTCGGCTCTGATCCGGTTCACGATTGGTCATCCCATGATGGCGATGGATTTAGTTATGGCTGTCAGATAATGCAGCAAGCCGAACCGCCAGCGCCTAAACCAGAGGATATGCGCGGTATATTCGTTGGTATTAATAAAAATAATGTTACACTAGACGAAATGTGGGCTTCGACGCCTAAAAGAGAACAAGGGCGCATTTAAATGGCAACTACTGATAATCGAGATATTGTTACTAGTCCATCCCAAAAGTGGGTGGAAGCCATTGCTTCTTATGAGCGTGAATTCAAGAAATGGGAGAATCGCTCAGAGAAGATCGTCAAGATTTACCGTGATTTCGATAGTAACGCGGATAATCGGAATACCCAATCGGTCAATTTCAATATTCTCTGGTCGAACATTCAAACGCTACTCCCTGCGGTATTCTCTCGCCTTCCTAAACCTGACGTTTCCAGGCGCTATCGTGATACTGATCCTGTGGGCCGGGTAGCCGCTCTTTTGCTTGAGCGCGCACTAAGCTTTGAAGTGGATCATTATCCCGACTATGGTGCGGCAATGGAAAACTGCGTGCGTGATCGCTTCCTAGGTGGTCGTGGTCAAGCATGGGTGCGCTATGAGCCGCATATTGTCGCTCTGCCTGGCGAGCCGGAAGATGGTTTACAAGTTACCGATGATGCTGACGCTGGCGTCGAAGGTGAGCAGATCGAAGAGATTGAATACGAATGCTGCCCTGTGGATTATGTCCACTGGAAGGATTTCGGGCATGTAGTGGCGCGTACATGGGAAGAAGTCCCTGCGGTATGGCGTAAGGTCTACATGAACCGTGATGCGCTGATTAAGCGCTTTGGCGAAGAGATTGCCTATCGCATCCCTCTGGATACAAAGCCTGATGCCATCAATAACGGCAATTTCACGCAAAACAGCAGCCAGGATGCGAAGTCACAGGCATGCATCTATGAGATTTGGGACAAAGAGAATCAGAAGGCTATTTGGTTCTCCAAGACGCTGAAACAGATCATTGATGAGCGTCCTGACCCTCTGAAGCTTGAATGCTTCTTCCCATGCCCGCGCCCTCTGTATGCCACGCTCACCAGCGATACGCTGGTTCCGGTGCCGGACTACAAACAATATCAGGATCAGGCTCAGCAGCTTAACAAACTGGCTGTTCGCATTGATGGCCTGATTAAGATGCTGGTAGTGAAAGGCGTCTATGATGCTGCGATTCCTGAACTTGCACGCCTGTTTAAAGAGGCTGGCAATGGGGATTTGATCCCAGTCAAGAGCTTCCAGAACTTCTCAGAGAAAGCGGGCCTGAAAGGCTCAATCGATATCTTTGACATTGCTCCTATCGTTGCAGCGCTGAACGAGGCTTATCAGGCCATGGAAGCGGTCAAGAATGAGATTTATGAGTTAATGGGCATCTCGGATATCGTCCGTGGCTCATCTGATCCGCAAGAGACTTATGGTGCACAGAAGCTCAAAGGCCAATATGGCAGTATGCGCTTGCGTTCCAATCAAGAAGCCGTTGTCAAGTTTGCTACTGAGCTATTGCAGATCAAAGCGCAAATCATTTGCAAGCACTTCCAGCCTGAAAACTTCCTCAAGATCGCATCTGCGCAGCAACTCCAGCCAGCGGATCAACAATTGATTGGCCCGGCAGTCCAATTGCTGATGGGCGATCGTGCTACCAATCCCGAATCTGAGACTCAGGAAGGCCCGCTAATGGGCTTCCGTATCGAAGTTTCCAGCGATTCCATGGTGCAGATGAATGAGGAACAGGAAAAAAATGACCGTGTTCAATTTTTGGGTGCCGTTTCTGGTTTCCTGCGTGATGCCATGGCTGCTGTTCAGCAAGCTCCCCAACTTGCTCCCCTATCTGCTCTCCTTCTCAAATATGGTGTAAGTGGATTCAAGGTCGGCAAGACTGTGGAAGGCGCGATTGATCAAATGATCGATCAATTGACGCAAGAGGCACAAAATCCGCAGCCTAAGCCAAGCAAAGAAGAAATGGCCGCACAAGCTAATCTTCAGGCTGAACAGCAGAAGGCTCAACTGCAAGCGATGTTGAAAGATCGGGAGATTCAGGCAGAGAAAGAACTTGAGTTGGCCCGCCAGCAATTCCAAGCGCAAGAGGAACAGAACCGCAATCAATTGGAAGCTCAACGTTCTCAATTGGAAGCTCGCCTAGAAGCTCAATTGGAAATGCAACGCCAAGCGAATGCCAGGGAATTAGAATCCATGCGCGGTCAAATCCAAGTGCTTATTGCTTCGATGAATAATGAAGCCCGATTGGAACAAGCACAGATTACGGCACAAACTACTTTGACCAGCCAGCAGATTAGTGCTGCTGAAAGTGCTGATGATGAGGTGAATCGATAATGCCTATTTACGCGATGATGTGCCAATGCGGCCATGAAGAGGATGTTTATCGTTCTATCTCCAAAATGAACGAGGATTTACCAAAGCATTGCGGCATTACAATGCAGCGTAAAATAGTCGCTCCGATGGTAACTGCTGATATTCAGCCTTATCAAAGTATGTGCGATGGTAGCTGGATTACCAGTCGCTCTCAGCATAAAGCGCATTTAAAGCGACATAATGTAGTAGAAGTAGGAAATGAGAAGTTGCCAGCACCAAAGAAACATATTGCGCCGCCGCCAGGATTAAAAGATACTCTTATCCGCACGGTAAATGAAAAACTGAAATAACTCTTTCTCGATTACTTGAGAGGATTTAAATGGACGAAGAAATTGAAGTAAGTCAGCCGGAATCCCGGCGTGATATGTTGGCCGCAAGTTTCGATAACATTGAAACGCCAACTGAACAGCCTATTAAAACGGCTGAAGATCGCGCAAGGGATGATCAGGGCCGTTTTGCGGCTAAGGAGCAAGAGCCAGTAAAGGCTGAAATTGCTCCTGAAACGCCGCAAGAGCAACAGATGACTCAACGCGAGTTGACGACCTGGCGCAAGGAATACCGTCCGATTCAAGATAAGTTGGGCCGTGGCGAGGCATTGACTGCCGACGAAGCACGAAAGCTTTACGAATATAACTTTGAACGCGAGAAGCAATACGCCAGTGGCGTTGCAGCGTTTAAGGGCGAAGCTGAACAAGCTCGTGAGTTGACTAGTGTAATGAATGAGTTCATGCCGATCCTTCAGCAGAACAACATTCAACCGGCAACATGGATTAAGAATCTTGGCAATGCTCATCGCACTCTAGTGATGGGTTCGCCAGAGCAGAAATTGCAGATGTTCAGCCAGCTTGCACAGGAATATGGAATTCCTCTGGCAGCGGTTGGACAAGCGCAACAGGGTCAAGTAGATCCGGTTGCCATGCAATTGATGCAAGAGCTTCAAATGATTAAGCAGCAAGTCAGTGGTGTAACTAACTGGCGCGAGCAACAAGAGCAAGCAGCAGTACACCAAGAATTGGCAAAGTTCGGGGATACCTCTAAGTATCCACACTTTGAGCAGGTACGCGGGGACATGGCTCTATTACTAGAGGCAGGTCGTGCCCAAGACCTTGATGACGCTTATGCGAAGGCTGTACGCCTGTCTGATGATGCATGGAAGGCTGAGCAAGATCGAATTGCACAGACCACTATGCAAAACCAGCAACAGGCGAAAGCAGTATCCGTAGCTAAAGCGAAAGCGAGTGGTGGACAAGTGAAAAGTGCTACTCCTAGCACAATGATTCCAGTCCCAACCGCAAAGGATAGGCGTGGCGCACTGATGGAAGCTTTTGATTCCGTCGAGCCAGGCCGGGTTTGATCTGTCTAAAACAGGAGAAATATTATGGCTTTCGCCAACTCTCAAATTACCGATATTATCGCGACCACGATCCAGAGCCGCTCTGGTGAACTGGCCGACAACTTGACTAACAATAATGCGCTGCTGCGTCGCCTGAAAGCACGTGGCAATGTACGACCGTTCTCGGGTGGTAACGTTATCCTCGAAGAAATTATGTATAACGATCCGAGCACGGATAACAGCGCATCCTACTCTGGCTACGAAGCGATTAACATTTCGCCAGATAGCCCGATTTCCGCTGCGCAGTACAGCATCAAGCAATATGCTGATGCTGTCACTATGTCCGGTCTGGAAATGCTGCAAAACAGCGGCAAGGAACAAATCATTGACCTGCTGGATGGTCGCATGATGGTCTCTGAGGCTCGCCTGCTGAACCGTATCGGCTCTGATATCTATCAGGACGGTACTGGCAATGGCGGCAAGAATATCACTGGTCTGGCTGCTGCTGTCCCTGATGTGCCTACCACTGGCACTTATGGTGGCATCGACCGCGCAACCTGGACTTTCTGGCAGCCGAAGAAGTTTTCGGGCGTGACTGATGGCGGCGGTGCAGTATCCGTAGCCAACATTCAGCAGTACATGACCAAGCTTGCTCTGCAACTGGTTCGTGGTACTGACATGCCTGACCTGATCGTCGCAGATACCAACTACTACGCTCTGTATGCTAACTCGCTGCAAGCAATTCAGCGTGTTACTTCGGACGGTGGTGGTGATGCTGGCGCTGGTTTCGCAAGCCTGAAGTTCTATGGCGGCGGCACTCAGGCCGACGTGGTTCTAGATGGTGGTATCGGTGCAGCAGCAACCGCTAATCACATGTGGTTCCTGAACACCAAATACATCTTCTTCCGTCCGCACAAAGACCGCAACTTCGTGCCAATCGGTGGCGAACGTCAAGCTGTCAATCAGGATGCAATCGTGCGTCTGTATGGCTGGGCTGGCAATCTGACTGTATCGGGTTCTCAGTTCCAAGGTGTCTTGCTGAGCTGATTGCTTAAAACAATGCGGGAATATACCATGTAATCTCTTAAATAAAGGAGGTTATATGGCGCGCCCAAGGTCTGATGTATATGTGAGATTCCAAAAGAAGGTGGAAATTATGCCTTCCGGTTGTCATGAATGGCGGTCACAGATAAAACGTGATGGTTACGGAAGATTTCATCACGAAGGAAGAGGTCAGGCCGCGCACAGAGTTGCGTATCAACTTTATCTAGGAGAGATACCTGATGGTAAGGTGGTTATGCATAAATGCGACAATCGGATTTGTGTTAATCCAGATCATTTGAGTGTTGGTTCTTTGCAAGACAACATTAAGGACATGGATATAAAACAAAGGCGAGGCACAAAAAGCAAGCTGACATATGCGCAAGTAGAGGAAATAAAAGAAATGGCTAAAGATAGATTTTCTCAGTTTGTAATTGCTGAAGCATATGGAGTACATCAGACTACAATTAGCCGCATTGTTTTGGAAAAGACTACTAAATTCAAGGAGAAATAACATGGCTTACACCATTCAAAATTCCCTGGCTGGCTTCCAGCCTATTGCAGTCACCGATACCGTGCAGAATCATGCACTCGGCTATGTCGTTCGTGCTACTGATCCTGTCTATGGCGGTGGCGAATTCATCTACCTGAAAGGCATCGGCTCGACCGTAGTTGGCTCTATGGTTGACTACGACGAATACCTTGGCACTACTGCTTTGTCGCCCGCTACTGGTGGCACTGGCATGGTTGCTGTCGCTATGTCGGCTAACGTGGCTAATCAATATGGCTGGTATCAGATTACCGGCTCTGCTGTTGTCAAAGCACCTAACGCAATGACTCCAGGCGCTGAAGTGTTCTCCCTGGCTGCAACTCCTGGTTCTGTGGATGATGCGGCGGTGGCTGGCGAACAGATCCTGAATGCCAAAGTATCGACCACTACCGGCACTCCTGGCACTGGTCTTGGCGTGATTCAGATTTCTCGCCCATTCCACCAAGGTCAGATCACCTGATGAATGGGGCTTCGGCCCCATCTTTCAAAGGAGAGCAATATGTCTGGTTTTCAACAAGATATGTGCGGTACTGGGGTTGCTCCGGGTACTGCCGCTTCCATTGCTGGTTCACTCCAATTGAGCCAAACCGCGACTGGCAGCAATCAAGCTACCGCATTCGCAATTACTTCTAGCACTACGGAATTTACTACCGTGGCATCTAGCACTGGCGCAATTCTGCCAGTACTTCGTGTTACCGCTAATGATGCACTGTATATCGTGAATAATGGCGCTAATACTCTGTCAGTTTATCCACCTTTAGGCTTTAAAATTGGCACTGCTGCGACGAATGCAGCAGTATCGATTGCAGCGGGCAAAGCTGGTGAATTTGTAGCACGTGGCGATGGTAATTACTTCGCCAATATCAGCGCGTAATCAATGGGGACTTAGCTCCCCATTTTCTTAACTGACTACCTCAATTACTTGAAGGGAATCAAAAATGAGTCAAATGCTAGCTTCTGATCTGAATAATCCTGAGTTCGTAGGCGCGTCTAATCCTGATGCTCGCCTGTCTGTTGTTTTCTTTAGCAAGCCGCTGAAGAATAATTTCAGGACTGAACAAGAGGGACGCCCTATCTTCGATGATTGCGACATGGTGCGAATCTATGTACCTGGCGATGATAAGAACATCGTTGAAACCTTTGTACGTGATGATCATAAGCGCAGGTTCCCGCTGCAATGGGCGCATTATCAGAACAAGATGCAAGGTGATCAGCGCTTGGCTGGTAAGACTCCGATTAATCAATGGCCGCGCATCACTCCTGCTCAGGCGGAAGAACTGCGTGCATTGAAGTTTCTGTCCGTTGAAGATGTGGCAAATGCTTCCGATTCGAATATTCAACAGATTGGCATGCTGGCCGGTATGTCGCCTTATGCATTCCGCGAAGCTGCCCAACGCTATTTGAAACTGGCATCGGATGAATCGGCAGCAGCTAAAGGCGATGAACGTCTGAAAGCAATGGAAGCAGAGAATCTGGCGATGAAAGAGCAAATGCAGAAGATGCAGGCTCATTTTGAAATGCTGGCAAATCAAACGCAAAGCGCTCCAGAAGAAGTAAAATCCGAAGAAGCCCCGCGACGTGGACGACCACCAAAAGAAAGCTAATTCATGAAAACCATGCTGCAAATCATCCAGGCTGCAACACAGGAAATGGCGATCCCAGTTCCTACATTGGTAGCCGGTTCAACTTCAACCGATACGATTCAATTATTTGCATTGCTGAATCGCGTCCTGAGTGATTTGCAGCGTGATTATATTTGGCAGTCTCTGCGCGTTGAATATCGATTCACTACGCAATTTTTGCAGACTACCGGAACGGTTACAGCTAATAGCCCGATCATTACGGCTATCGCGAATACGACTGGGCTTGATAATACGTACCAAATCGTTGCTACTGGCGTGAATAATGATACGTATATCCAGACTAAGGATTCCGCTACTCAGGTAACAATGACTCAAGCGGCTAGCGCATCAGGAACCGGCATTCCGATTACTTTCTGCAAGACCAAATATGCGATGCCTGCGGATTATGACCGCCCAATTGATCGTACTCAATGGGACAAGTCTAAGCATTGGGAAATGCTCGGCCCTGAAACGCCGCAACAGTGGCAATGGCTGAAGTCTGGTTACATTTCGACTGGACCCCGTATCCGCTGGACATATCTCGGGGGATTCTTCCAGATCTGGCCTGCTGTCAGTTCCCCGGAATATCTCGGCTTTGAATATATCAGCAATGGTGCAGTTCTGGATTCGACCGGCGCTCGCAAGCAATATTTCACTGCCGACAGCGATACTTGCATCTTCCCTGATGGGCTGATGATTGTTGGCCTGAAGAATGCCTACTACCAGGCTAAAGGCTTTGGGGATCAGTACACATCTGAGTTCGAAAATCTCTGGGCGATCGCTAAGGCGAATGACTCTGGCAGCGCAACGCTGCACATGGCCCCCGATCCACTTAACACGTTGATTGGATGGGAGAATTTGCCTGACAGTTCTTACGGGCAATAAAACTAAATATGAGCCCATCGGACTTTGTTTTTAATCCTTGATACCTGACTTTCTTGGATGCCGTAATCTGCTGCAATATATTTTTGACGGCGAGTGTCAGCACGAATAGCTAATACTTGTTCAGTAGTTAGTTTCGCAGTACCACATTGCTCGCCGCGATTGCTTGTTCCATGTTTCACGCGGTCAGCTTGATTAGCAGCAGCAGTATCCCAACGAAGATTTGAGACATGATTATTGGCTGGATTCCCATCATTGTGACAGCATTCATGTTTTGGCGGTGGCTCTCCAAGAAAAGCATGGGCAACAAGACGATGAACTTTCAAAAGCTTACATTGATTATCAATCCAAAGCATAATGCTAAGGCGTCCATCTTTCTTGTTTGGAGTAGGTTTTTTAAGCAATCCAGTTTTTACAGTTCGAACATTGCCATGATCAGAAACTTCGTAAATTCCTTCGTAGCCAACCACAGGGAGCCAAGTCTCGGTCATATTAAGATCCATATTTTCGACAGAGGAATTATTCCACATAAAAATATGGAGTGCAATTAAATGTTCATTCCTCGCCAAAAACGACCGCCGCAACAACCCCCGGCACAGACACTTACGCTTCCTGCTCCTACTGGTGGCTTGAACGCACGCGATGCATTGGCGGCTATGCCGCCTACCGATGCAACGATTCTGACCAACTTTTTCCCGAATACCACGAGTGTAGAGTTGCGTAAAGGCTTTGTGCGCTGGTCAACCGGTTATTCCGCGCCTGTAGAAAGTCTGATGGCATATAACGCCGGAGCAACCAGCAAGTTGTTTGCTGCTTCTGATGGCTCATTCTATGACGCTACTGCTCAAGGCGCACATGGTGCTGCGGTAGTGACAGGATTGACAAATGCCCGCTGGCAGCATGTGAACTATACAACGCCTGGAGGCTCATTCCTCTATACCGTAAATGGCGCTGATTACCCGCGTATTTATGATGGCACAACTTGGAAAGCTGTCTCTGGACTAGGCTCGCAAACAATCACCACGATTACCTATTCTGGCAGCACTGCTACGGCTACAACCAGTGCGCCACATCTGCTGTCTACCGGGACAATCATTAGTCTGACTGGCGCGACGCCGACGATGTATAACGGCGCTTATGTCATCACCTCGACTGGTACGAATACCTTTACCTATGTGATGGGCCAATATGCGATTGCCTCTATCACTTTTTCTGGTACTACGGCTACGCTCACGACGATCTTCCCGCATGGGCTTAGCACTGGCAATAACATCACTGTTTCTGGTGCTGCGCCAGCAACATACAACGCAACGTCGAATATTACTGTTACTAGCGCTACTACCTTCACTTATACGATGGGTGGCACGCCAGCGACGAATGCGACAACGGTAGGCCAGTATGTTGTTAATCAGACGACTAGCAGCATTACCCGCGTTGGAACGCTCGCTACGCTGACTTCTGGCACTCCGCATAACTTGGTGACGGGGGATTTCGTCCTCGTCTCTGGAGCTACGCCAGCGGCCTTTAATGGCACATTCCAAGTAACCGTTACTAGCGCTACGGCATTCACCTATAACATGCAGAGCGATCCTGGTGCGAATGCTGCGCCAGTCGGTACATTCGTCAAAGTCCCAGGCAGCAATGCTACGATCACTGGCACTTATACGATTGTGCAACGTCCTGTATCGATAACCTTTGTCGGCACGACTGCGACTTACACGACTAGCACGCCGCATAATCTGACGACTGGCACAACGATTATCGTTTCTGGTGCTAATCCGAACGAATACAACGGGACGTTCATTGTGACCGTGACGAGTCCTACAACGTTCACTTATACAATGAGTGCAGCCCCGGCGACGAACGCAACTGTTGTTGGTACGTTCATTGTTACGCCTGCCATTACCGGTGTAGATGCGCGCAATCTGATTCATCTGAATATCTATGCGAACCGGTTGTTCTTTATCGAAAAGAACACGTTAAAAGTGTGGTTCCTGGCTTCTAATGCTATCTCTGGCGCGGCCCAAGTGTTTGACTTTGGCTCCCTGATGAATCTTGGAGGCTCATTAGCGGCTATGATCACATGGACGATTGATAATGCTGCTGGTATTCAGGAATATGCATGCTTCATTTCGACTGAAGGCGAAGTATTGATGTATACCGGGACTGATCCGAGTAACGCTGCAAACTGGACTAAAGCAGGGCATTTCTTTATTGGTCGCCCTCCTGGCAGGCGGTTTTATACCCGGTATGGCTCCGATGTTATTCTGTTGACGACTGATGGTTTTACGGCACTCTCTAAATCGCTCCTGACGGATCGTTCGCAATTGCGTGATTCTCTTAGTGATAAAATTTCTACATTGGTTAATAGCGACACTGAAAGTTATTTCAATAACTTTGGATTCCATGCTCTCTATTATCCAACCGGTAACAAAATATTCGTTAATATCCCGCAAGTACAAAATGCGAATCAATACCAATATGTGATGAATGCTGTGAATAATTCATGGTGCAAATTCACTAATTGGAACGCTAATACTTTTGAGATTTTGGGTAATGATTTGTATTTTGGTTCAAATGTTATCGCTGGTTCTGCGTATGTAGCAAAAGCGGATACTGGTTATTCTGATGATGGCGGATATATTTTCGGTGAAGCAAAGACCGCTTTCCAATATTTCGGATCGCCAGGCCGGAAAAAACATATCACTATGGCGCAGCCTATTTTCAATCTAACTGGCAATATGACTGCTACGCTCGGGATTGATATGGATTTCAACGATAACTATCCGATTGCGAATCCAACTTTTAGTGGGATCGGAGGCACGCTCTGGAACACTAAGCTATGGAATACGTTCCCATGGAGCCCTGGCGTTAGCACAAAGACGGATTGGCAAGGACTGACCGGTGTGGGTAATGCTGGTGCGCTGCATATGCGCATTGTGAACAATATGAGCGCAACCAATTGGCAGGCAGTTACTTATGTATTCCGCTTGGGTGGCGTGCTATGAAGCTTTTCATTGCCCATGATGATATCGGGCATGAAAGCATTGCTAAATGGGTCTGTGAGCGCATTCCTCACGTCGAATCGTTTTCCAATATGAAGACTATTGGCGTGATGGATGAGGGTGGAAATCCTTTAGGCGCTGTCGTTTATCATGAATACCGTGATCATGATATTCAAATGTCTTGCGCTGCAGATTCCTCAAGATGGCTGAGTAGGAATATACTAGCGACAATATTTGAATACCCTTTTTCGCAGCTTCAATGCAATCGAGTTACGGCACTGACGCCATTGAGAAACAAGCATACGCGACAATTTCTTGAGAAAACGGGATTCAAGCAAGAAGGCATCATGCGGCGCGGTTTTAATGATGATGACTGCGTAATCTACGGAATGCTGCGCGAAGAATGTAAGTGGATAGAGAGGAAAAATCATGGGTAAAAGTAGTCCAAAACCGCCGCCAGCACCAGATCCAAATGTCGTCGCAGCGGCCCAAACTCAGCAAAACAAGGATACTGCGATTGCGAATGCGGCATTGAATCGTATTGATCAAATCACTCCATGGGGTAATCTGACTTATACCCAAAATGGTGTGGATGCGAACGGAATCCCGAAGTATACGCAAACGATCAATCTGTCGCCAGAGCAACAGAAGTTAATGCAATCGAATGACCAGATTAGTCAAGCCCTGGCGAATCTTGGTCTGAATCAACTTGGCACCACTTCGCAAACACTCGGACAGCCATTCAATTACAACAATGCTCCCTCACAAGTGAACAATGTTGGATTCAATCCTAGGGACTACTCCAGAGGGGTGAGCTACGGGACTATCCAAAATGATGTGGATATGAGCAAGGTTCCCGAGTTGATTGGCGGAGAAGCGCTCGACCGTGATTTACAGACGCAACGTGATGCTCTCTATCGCCAGCAAGCAGCATTCCTTGATCCTCAGTGGAAGCAAGACCAATCCGATTTGGAAAATAAATTGGTTCAGCAAGGTATTGCGCAAAATTCCGATGCCTGGAATCGTGCTGTAGGTGATTTCAGCCGAAACAAAGAATTCGCCTATGGCAATGCTCGTAATACGGCTATCACTGGCGGTGGTCAGGAACAATCTCGTTTATTCAATATCGGATTGGCGTCAAATCAGAATGCCTATAATCAAGCTTTGAATAATGCGCAGTTCCACAATTCTGCTCAAGCACAAGGATTTGGACAAGCATTCCAAAATGCCGGGATGAACAATAGTACTCAAAGTCAATTGTTTAATCAGGGCTTGGCTAATGCGAATCTTCAAAATCAGGGGCGCAACCAATATATCAATGAGCAGAATTACCTGCGGCAGCAGCCATTGAATGAATTGAATGCACTTCGCTCGGGTTCGCAAGTAACTGCACCGCAATTCTCTGGTGTTCCTCAAGCTGCTGTTGGGAATACTGATATCGCTAATCTTTATAATAATCAGTATCAAGGTCAATTGGCTAATTATAATGCGCAAATCGGCCGAAATAATGCCATTACTGGTGGCTTATTTGGACTTGGTGCTGCTGGTTTGGGAATGCTTGGTAGCGGTGGTCTGTCATCGCTTCTGCTTGCTGGAGGACTGTAATGGCAACTAAATCGCCAAATATGATTAGCTTTGGCCCGAGCCAGCAAGACTTGCAGGCACAGCAGATTGACCTTGCACGTCGTCAGCAAATCGCCGATGCTTTACGTACTCAATCTCTTGCCCCAATCGAGCAACAGACTGTCTCTGGTCGCGTTATCCCTATTAGCCCATGGCAAGGTGCATTTAAGCTTGCAACTGCTTATCTTGCGAATAAGGGACAGGAACAGAACGCCGTAGATGAAGCAAAGCTAGGCCAAGCAGCGGCACAACGTCAAGCGGCGGCTTTGCGAGCTTTGGCTCCTGCTGGCACTTTTGATCAAGATACACAATCTTCTCCACGTCAGCCTGTTCAACTTGGAATGGGTCTGACTGATGAAAGCATGGGCGAAGTTCCGCCACAAGCTCCTGCTGCGCCACAAGTCGATCAAGGGACACGCTCTCGCTGGGCAAAGATCCTGGCTGCGAACAATTACGATCCGGCACTGGCCAAGAAACTGATTGAAAATGAACTAACTACGCCAGAAGAAACGCGCAATCTGCTAGCTCAGGGCATTGACCCTACTGCTTATGGCAAGGCACGCCTTGGGAAAGAATTGGCTGGTGGCGTTACGAACGTGGCCGCAGGAACTAGTGTGTTCAATCCTAGCACTGGTCAATTTGTTGCTGCTGCCCCTGATTTTGGTACTGGTACGCAAGGTAGTTTTGGTCCTAATGGCCCTCAGATTAATCGTATTCAAGGCTCTGAGAATATCGCTCAACTGGCAGGAGAAAAAGCCCGCCAAGAAGCAGGCGGTCGTGCTGGATTCAATACGATCACGGTCAATACTCCGAATGGCCCTGTACTTCTCACTGAAGAACAAGCCGCTAAGATGGCTGGTGGTGGGCAGCAGCCTCAATCGAATGCGCCAGTCAATTTCACGGCTTCTAATGGCGTGTCTATCAATATGGCTGGCCGCACTCCACAGCAGATCATTCAAGCTGCACAGGCTAGTGGTGATCCTCAAGTAATGCAAGCTGTAGGCGAATGGATGCGCAGTGGCGGCCAACAGCCGCAAGGTCAGCCAGGTATTCCGCTTATGTCCAAAGCGCAGGAAGCACTGCAAGTAGGGCAAGCCGAAAATCAGGTGGCTCTTGCGCGTGATCTGGCAAAGAATGCTCAATCGCCCGAAGCACAACAAAAGATTGCTGATGCTCAATCGGTGGTTGGTTTGCTTCAAGAGGCAACGCCATTCATTCAAAGCGCTACTAGCAGCACTGTAGGCAATCTCCGTGATGCAGCATTGGGCCTGGTCGGCAAATCTACTAATGCCGGTCAAGATGCCGCTCGATTGGCCGCAATTGGTGGTCAACTGGTATCCAAGATGCCGAAAATGTCCGGTCCTCAATCTGATAAAGACGTTCTGCTTTATAAGGAAATGGCTGGACGTATTGGCGATCCGACTGTGCCATCTGATATCAAACAAGCGGCGGCAGATACCATCCTTCGATTGAATCAGAAATATTTGCAAGTGAATCAGGGCAGCATGGCAACTCAAGCGTTGAAACAGACCCAAGGAACCGGGAAAGCCCCTAGTATTGATGACCTGCTGAACAAATACGGAGGCCATTAATGGCTGATCTGGCACAACTGGAAACTGCGCTTCGTAATGCTGATGCGGCTGGTGATTCGCAAGCTGCGCAGATGATTGCGGCAGAGATTCGCCGTCAACGTTCGGCTCCTGTCATTCAGCCTGTTCAACAAGCGACATATGATCCAACGCAGGGCATGAGCACTAGCGAGAAGCTACTTGCTGGCGCTGGTAAAGCCTTTGTCGATCTTGGGCGCGGGGCAGGCCAATTGCTGCGTGGTGGTATTGGCGAATCTGCTGCTAATCGTCTTGGATTGCCAACTGCTGCTGATATCGAAGAATCTCGCCGCCTGGATGCTCCCTTGATGCGTACTGGAGCAGGAACTATCGGCAATGTCGCAGGTTCTGTCGCTGCCGCTCTCCCTACCGCATTTATCCCTGGCGCTAATACGATCGGTGGTGCTGCACTATTAGGAGCCGCACAAGGCGCTTTGCAGCCAGTAGGTGAAAAGGATAGCCGACTGCAAAATATCGGCACTGGCGCTCTTTTCGGGGCTGCTGTGCCTGCTGCTATCAAGACTGCCCAAATTGGTAAAGCTGCACTGATTGACCCGATTACTGATGCGGGCCGTGCTCGGATCGTTGCTAAGGCATTGCGCCGTGCTGCCTCCAATCCTGAACAAGCTGCACAAAATCTTGCAACGCGTACTGCGGCAACGCCTGGATTCCAACCGACTGCTGGACAATTGGCTGATGATGCTGGATTGGCTTCGCTTGAACGTGCTGCCCGTGCTATTCAACCGGCAGAGTTTGGGGATATCGATACTTCGCAACAGGCCGCATTGGTTAATGCTTTGCGTGGCGTAGCAGGTACACCAGAACAACGTGCAGCAGCGATTGCTAATGCGAATCAACAAGCAAAAGGGCTATATGGACAAGCATTTAAGGAAAATGTAGAAGTAACACCAGAATTGGCAAAACTAGCTTCTCGTCCTTCCATGCGGATGGCAGAATCTCGCGCTAAAGATCTGGCAAGTGAACTGGCTATTCCATTCCAGACTACTCTCGAAAATCTTCGCCCTCAATATGTTTCTGCTGGGCGTCCTAATCCTCTTAAAGCCGTTGTTCAGGATTCTGAATTTATTCCTCCAAAGTATGAAGCATTCCAGCAACCAGTACGCTCAGAATATACATTGCCTGGAGCAGCTTTTGATGCTTATCGTACGACTCCTCAAGTTGGCCCTCAGAAGATTCCAGTGTATGAGAATATTCAGCGAGAAACCAAAATACCAGGAACTGGTATTTACAAAGATGTTGAGAAAGAATTTTTAGATAGCAATCTTCCAAATGTAATGATGGAAATTCCGCCCCTTGAAAGTGTGCCGGTTCGAGATTTGCATACCGTGAAAATGGCTATGGATGCTCTTTTGAAAGACCCAACTAAGGGACTAGCAGGGCGAGAAGCATCGGCAATTGCTGCGACAAGAGAAAAATTGCTCGACATTCTTCCAGAAAATTATCAAGTTGCACGTCAGGCGCATATTGAAAATATGCGACCAGTGAATCAACAGGATATTGGACAGGAACTGTATAACCGTTTCGTTCCTGCTCTTTCAGATGCGAGTACAAATCCTTTTAGGACTCGCGCACAATCCTTAGCCCAGGCACTTAGAGAAGGCGACCAATTGGCGAAAAATGTTACAGGTATGAAGAATGCCAAATTGGAAAACATCATGACTCCTGAGCAGATGGGCGCATTACGAGGCGTTGTGTCTGATTCTGCTATGCGTGCCGCCGCGCAAGAAGCTGGTAAGGGAGTTGGTTCGGACACTGTGCAAAAAATGTCAATGTCCAATCTGATTAACGAAGCTGGCTTGCCTAGCTGGATTAGCTCCATTGCACGCGTGCCAGGCGGTTATGCCAAGGCAGCAGGTAATTTCCTGTATGGACAAAGTGATGAAGCTATGCGGAACATTCTTGCCGATACGCTGCGTGATCCGCAGAAAGCAGCCGAAGCATTGAGGAATGCAGGTGTCCCGCCAAGTAAGATTGCTGAAATCCTGCGTGTTGGTGCTCAAGGATCAGCGTTTGCCGTTCCTGCCATCGTTCAGGGGCAGCAGTAAGAAAGATTTGAGAGCGCAAGGCCGCATATAATGCTGAACTAGCAATTTAATCGGCAATGCAATAAATCCGAGAATAGCTAGAGCTATAAATGGACGAAGAATTAAAGCAATAAGCCATGGTTCCATAAGTATCCAGATGGAATTACAATGACAGCAGTTTAACCTAATTTATGCCATAAAAGCGGGAGGTGTATTTTGCCATTTTCTGGGACTGGCGTTTTCGTTCGAGTTTATCAATGGGTAAACGATGCCGCTAATGGTATTTTTGTTGATGCAACTCGCACTGACACTGATAGCAATGATATTGCTGCGGGTCTGACCAATTGCGTTACTCGCGATGGTCAATCTCCGTGGTTGGCAAATATTCCGGCTGGCGGATTTAAGATTACCGGATTAGCTAGTGGAGTAAATACAACTGACTCAGTAAATCATACTCAAGTATTCGATAGCCCTGCATTTAATAGTCCAACTATTGTTACTGATCCTGCCCCGACTGATAATAGCTCTCTTATTCCGTCTACACGATGGGTAACGCAGAAAGCATTTCAGACTGCACTGCCCGCTCAAACGCTTGGTTTCCTTCGCTCTGATGGAACTAATGCTGCATTTACGCAGACGCATACTGGTTATGCTCAAAATGAAGTTAAAGGCGCAGATATCGCAAGTGCGGCGACTATTAACCTTACGACGGCCACTGGTAATCTGATTCATATTACTGGTACAACAACTATTACGGCTATCACAATCCCAAGCGGGGCTGAACGAGAAGTTGTATTCGATGGCGTATTAACCCTGACATATAATGCGACCACGCTTATTTTGCCGACTGCCGCAAATATCATCACGGCGGCAGGGGATACCGCTACGATCCGTGGTGATGGCTCGGGAAATGCCAGAGTAGTCAAATATCAAAGGGCAAATGGTCAGCCGTTAGCTAATGCTCAAATCGGGGATCATGAAGTTATTGTACAAACAGGAAATGGCCGAGGAAGCACAAATACTGCAATCCGCAGATTTTCTACGATTTCAGTCAATGTTGGCACGGCGATTACTTATGCAGACAGCGCAACGCTTGGTGCTTCGTTCACTATCAATGAAACTGGTATTTATGCAATTCAATATACCGATGATTTCGGCACAAACGTAATCATGGGTATTTCTCGAAACAGTACGACAAATAATGCTGCCATGAATGGCAGTACGCCAGCGGCTGAACGTATCGCTATTAGCGGAACATATAGCGGTCTTGGCCTGCCATCAAATGCTGTTCGGGTAACTAAGCTGACTGCCGGGGATGTGATTCGGCCAAATGATGGAGGCTCGTCCAGTAACACTACCACTTTTGCATTCTTCTCTATTCGTAAGATTGGTCCGGCCCCATAATTATTTAAATGATTTTTAACCCGAAAGGAAGAGTATGGAAAAGCTGAACATGGCTACAGGTGGCGGCGGTCAACAACGCCCACCAGATCAAAAAACGATGATCCCACCGAAGCCAAAGAAAACAAAATGAACGGATGGCGGCATCGCTTTTTACTTATTGCTGTATTTGTGCTCTCAGCAAAAGTACATGATTTGATAATGCTCGGATGCGATAATACTCCGCAGATGATGTTTATCTATCATGGGAGCGCTGCCGCCGTTGATTTATTTTTGCTCTGGATAACTCAGCATCTTATCTCAGGGCGTTTGTGCGACCACATACAAGCCTCATGCATTGCTTCAGTGGTCATTAATTACGTAGGTTATCGCCTATATATGGCCTATTCCCCGCCAGAAATGTATAACTATCTGATTGGGACTTTGAGCTATGTGCAATACTTACGACTCTTATATGTGGGCCGCCACGATGCTGACTATTACGAGTACGCTGTGGTTCCTGGCGCTCCTAGTGTCAGGGCTTAGGCTGATCATTAAGCGGAAACGAAATGAACGATCAAATCGACAACGCAAAAGAAGCCATTTTCACAGCGGCTAGTAATCCGAAAGTCGCTACATTTGTTGCTGCTGGTGCTGGTGCAACTGGTGTAGCTTCAAGAATGGAAATTATCACCGGATGGATGGGATTTATTTCCGTGACATTAGGTATGTGCACCGCCGCAGTAGTTTTGACGATTCAAGTTATCAAACTGGTTAAGGAATGGCGCAGTTATCGTCAAGAGGATGAAATATGAACCGTCAAAAGCTCATCGAACATCTGGAGCGCGAAGAAGGCAAGGTCAGCAAGCCTTACAAAGACACTGTAGGCAAGACCAGCGTAGGGGTAGGCAGAAACCTAGACGACGTTGGCTTATCTGACGATGAAATCATGTACCTTCTCGGCAACGATATCACGCGAGTAGAACGCCAACTAGATGTTAATCTGACCTGGTGGCGCGGTATGTGCGATGCGCGACAGGTGGCCTTGGCTTCGATGTGCTTTCAGCTTGGGATTACTGGATTGCTGGCGTTTAAGAACTCTTTGCAACTTTTGCGCAATGGACAGTATTCGGCTGCCGCCGATGAGTTTTTGAATAGCAAATGGGCTAAGCAAGTACCAGCCAGGGCAAAGCGCGTTACCGATATGATTCGGACAGGAGAGTTCTAATGGACTGGAAAGCGCTCATCGGCTCGATTGCTCCTACTGTTGCTACAGCGCTTGGTGGACCATTAGCAGGACTGGCAGTTGATGCAATTGGTAGCGCCTTCGGATGGACTGATACAACGAAAGAGAAAGTTGAAGAAGCTCTAACCAAAGATCAATTGAGCGGAGAGCAGATTCTAGCCCTGAAGCAAGCTGAGATCGCTCTAGTCTCGCAAGAAAAGGAACTTGGATTCAAGTTTGCCGAACTAGAATTCAAGGATAGAGACAGTGCTAGGCAGCGCGAATCTTCGGTGAAAGACAACACTAACAAGATTCTCGCCTATGCGGTCGTAGGCGGCTTCCTAGCGGTAGTAGGAGGCACATTGGCAGGATTGGCTAAAGTTGATTCTGTGCTTGCTGGTAGCCTTATCGGCTATCTCTCGGCTAAGGCGGAACAAGTCCTAGCTTATTATTTTGGCAGTACAGCAGGAAGCGCAGAGAAAAGTCGGTTACTCGCTCAATCTCAGCCGCCGAAATAGAAAAAGCCCCGTCATATCAGGGGCTTTCTGCTTTCTGGGCGATATTATCAGTTGCCCTGACTCGTCGCGGCATTATATGCGCCACAGCTATCATTTGCAGTACGAGTAGTGACACCATAGTTGAACTGGCTCAGCCCCGCAGAGCAGGTAATCTGCGCATTATGTGTATTGGCATATTTGGTGCTCGTGCCAAGTTTGAAGAAGCCATTAACCTGTGCTTGCGTAGCCATTTTCGTATAGGTTGCATTGCCTGGATCAGCATATGCAGTCACGACAGCGACGGGCTGGCCATTTGCATCTACGCCAAACTTCGTTACATGAACTTCGCTTCCTACTCGATCAAAATCAATAGCACCTTCAATTGTGATACCAACACCAGTTGGCGTCTTGAAATTGTTATTCAGTGGCGCAGCGTAAGCATTACTGAAAATCATTGTAATTGCTGCAAATGTTGCACAGATAATCTTCTTCATTTGTAAAACTCCTTCAGGATTACCGGAGAACCGCTCCGGTTTCGGTATAGCAATAGTTTACATCAACTATATTGAAAGTCAGTTGTCTTCCTCTACCTGCTGGAGCGGTGCTGCGCGGTACAGTGCAACAGCAGCGCGCATCGCCGACAATACTTCCTGAGCCTCACTGCCGCGAGATATGCCGGTCTTGCCTTCGCTGTAGGCGATGTTCCAGTACTGGCCGATCAATTCTTCAATATCGTCTGGAAGCTGCCCACCCTCTAACGTGGCCCGACGCCCGCGTGCACGATCGAGTGCCGCTTTTTTGCGCGTGTCTTTCTCATGCTCGGCAATCAGGTCCTGAATGCTGATGCCGCCCTCTGGCGTGGCTTGCGCAGGTCCAGCATCAGCAGCAGCACGTAGTTCCTTGATAAGCTCGTTCGTGCCGATTTCCTGCTTCCAAAGCGGCGATTCCCAGCGCTTGATTACGTTCTCGATGGCAGGACGTAGACGCGAGATGTAATTCGCATAATCAAGCATGTTGCGGAAATCTTCTGGGCGCTTCACTGGCTGTGTGACTGCATCGGTGGCGCTGACCGCTTCCTTGATGACGCCGGTATCGCGCAGCACCTTCTCGGCTTGTGCTTCAGGCAGCGCGCCGGGCAGGGCGAGTGCGGCAAGGTGATCGGCGTCAGGTTTGATGCCTTGTTGTGCCGCCCATGCAACGAGGTTCCCTACCTTGCAGTCGCAGCGCTCAGGCGGGCATGGGATGAAGCAGTGCTTGTCCATGATCGTGCGCGGCATCAGTGGCATGAGGTTTTCAGCTTCCTTGGCTGGCTCTTGCTGTGCAGGCGAGAGAAGTTCATCAGCAATCGTCCACCACTCTTGCAGAACGTCCTTAGCCTCCATATCAGCACGTATCTGGCGAAGTACGTCCAGCCCAGCCGCTTGCCTTTCGGCGATGGCCTTGAAGTGGGCGCACATGGTTTTAGCCTTGGTAATTTGGTCGCGCAACTGGTGTATCAGTTCTTGATTCGCTTCGGCACACGAATCCCAGCCAAAGTGCCTTGCCTCTTCCCTATCCTTTTCGCGCACGGCTTCGATGTGGGCATATACGGCTTTTGCTTTTTTTGCGATACTCCGGGTCGTGCTTCCTTTCTTCTGGCATTCCAAGCCCAGGTCTTGCATCAGCCGAATAAATTCTGCGTCGTTGACAATGCTCTCTGCTTTGCCAGAGGTGATCTGGCTTTCGGTGGTGGTGGACGCCGGGTCAATTTCACCTTCTTTGGCGTAGACGTGCTTGAAGATTGCTTCGGCCATCGTTTCAGCCTGATCGTGCGTCAATACGATGCTGGCGAAGTCACGGCCGCCGTTGCCCCGCGAGCGCACCGAAACCTTGATAGCATCGCCCTCCGCGCTCAGGTTGACGAAGGCCGGATAGTCGTTGTGTAGTTCGGTAAATGCGTGGATAGTCAATTCGTTCTCCCTTAATGAACGGGTGGTTATTTGACGGTCGTGAGCGAGCGCGCCCGAGTCGGCACTCCGCGCACAATGTCTTCCGGTAGCAGCGGTTCGGAGCAATGGGGGCAGAGCGGAACTGTCTTGTGCTTTCGCCACTCGGCATCCATAACGCGCGCCGCACGGCTTACCAGCGTGGCGGCTTCCGCCTCAACGATCTTGTTTTCGCGGTCTTGCAAGCGCTTCACTTGACGGTCGAAGTTCTCCACCAGAACAGTGAACGCATCGAATGCCTCAATGGTGGCTTCGCAGTCGGCGCACCACACGCGCCGCTCTTCCTGGTCATAGTGCATGCTCTTATGCGCGCAGGTGCCGATTGGCCGGCGCGACTTGCCGCGCTTGACCCGCGCATCGCCGATGTCCACCACCTTCACCCCGTAGAGGTAATCCAGTGGCACGATGGGAGCGTCAGCCATGATCCCCCTCCGCAGCCTTACCGGCTTCTTGAGTGGTGCGCATTGGGCATTGCATGATCCAGCCCGCAGCCCATGCTCTGCGCGCCCATTGCGGCCACTCAAGGCTCGATGCGCGGCCCTGACTTATGCCTAGACCACGATCCCGCGCGCTGCGTCCCATGGCCTCGAAAGCTCGTTTTCCGGCGAGTGGCTTAGTCATGGTCATTCCCCGCTTTATCAGCGCTTTGCGCGAGTTGAGCGGCGCGGGCAGCACGGATGATCGGCGCCAGCTTTAGCTCGGCCATCTTGTCGGCCCAGTCCGTCGCTGTGTCGTCAGGGCTGTAAAGCTTCATGCAGGCGAAGCGCACGTCGTTGGCAACCGCATGGAATTGCTGATCGATGCTCGCTGTGTCCTGCTCTTGCGCTGGAACCTGTTTAGCAAGAGCGGCATCAATGGCCTCCAGTGCATCGTCAGCAACACGCGTGACGCCGCAATCGCCGTCCCAGCCAAATTTCCAGACCGATATCTTCTCCAGTGCCTCACGTGCGGCCAGGATCGCTTTGTTCAGATCAGTCATCTGCACTACTGCCGGAGCGGGAGAGGTGGCAGCCTTAGCGATAGCGGCCAGTTCAGCGACTGCGTGGCGGTGCCAGGCAGCATGCCACGCCTTGTGCATCAGATCGACCGGGAAGGGATATTCCCCTTCGATAGCATATCCTTCGCGTGCCGCCCAAGCTTCAAACTCAGCGCGGCATTGTTTTTTGTTGTCCATTATTTCCACGCTCCATAAGCCGCCAGGGCCTTCGACAATTCGGGATGCTCGCCGAAGTCCTTGATGTTATTTTTGATGTCTTTCCGGCTCATCCAGAGCCATGCGCCGTCAGGATCGATTTCTACGCGAGCGGCTTCGACACTGCGCATTGCGCGGCGCTCGTTGAATTCGATGAAGCGCCAGTGCTGTGGCTGGTTGTTCATGTCCATTATTCTTCCTTCTCAGATGGTTGGGTGGCGGGGGATGGCTGGCGGTAATTCTTTCCAGTCACGACCATCGTTGATACTGACCGTACCGATCTTGGTAGGGTCATCGTAGTTGATCGGATACGCGCATTCGCCGAATTCACGCTTGCCGACGTTGCGCCACATCATAGGGCGGCCGTCGTCGTGCTTGCCCTCTTCGTAGACCAAGCTGCAGCCTTTGTAGAGGAAGAAGAACTGTTCGCCGATCTTCACGCCCAACTCGCCGTTGTCATTTGTGATCCACTGCACCTGTTCGCCGGTCATCTGCACTACGCCGCGTTGCATCAGCGACCAGACATAGGTGTAGATGGCTTGCTCGGCAGCTTTCGGCTCTGCGCCAAACTGGCTACCGGCGATATCCACGACATTCATGTAATCTTCTATCTTTTGCAGTAGCTTGTTCCAGGCATCGCCCTGATAGCCCAATACATCCAGTTCTTCTGGCGATGGCACCGGTACTGCTGCTTTGGCTTCTGCCCTAACTGCATCAACAATCGCACAAAGCACTTCCAATCCGTTCTCAGCATTCTTGAACAGTTCCCAGGCTTCGCATTGACCGTGCTGGTGGATAAGAGCGCATACGTCGGCGATTTTCTCACTGTATGGGTCGAAGTCAGTCATGGCTCTGCTCCTTTGCCTTTTGTTCTTCTAGTCGCTTACGTGCGCGATAGATCGTGGATTGATTCACTTTGTGCTTCTTCGCCAATTCAGTATCACTCGGCTTTCTATCTTCCGGTGCACGCTGATATTGACGCATGGCAGCTTCTACTGCTGCACTTGTTTTCCCTGTCATTACTTCCTCCTGTTATTAGTTTTGATGTTCCCTGTGAATTGCGCTGAGTTGTTAGGAGGCATCTAATATACGGTCGATAGCTGCCAGAAGTTCTCGGCGAGTCGCGCCATATAGCGGAATGCCCTTGACCTTACGGCACGACTGATAATGGTCGCTGTAGCCGCGCAGACGGTCAACGCGAGTGAACTCTACGCCGCGATATTCAAAGTCGCCATCGTCCAGCTTAGTAACCTTGTGTGCCATGATCTTTTCCTTTCATCCTCGTCGGCCGCTCGCTGCGTCCATGTAGAAATAATAGCTCACGCTAATGCACGATGCAAGAAATATTTATGCACGTTGCAAAAAAAGACCGCCATCTAGACGGTCTTGATACTTACTTTTTGCTAGCCCATTGCACTGCTCTTTGCCATAGCTCCCATGACTGGTTAGTCACTGGATATAGATAGCTTCCTTTTGGGTAGCTATCGGATGGCTTGCGCATCGTATTCAGATGAAACTCAGGCGCGATGGATTCAAATGCAGCTTGGCTATCAGACTCAGGCTCTTTCTTGCCAGCGTTCGCGAGGATCACCGAAGGATTGATTGTCCTCATCCGTTCGGCAAAGTGACGTCGCGCTTTAGCTTCGCTCTTATGGCCGTTCTGCTCCACAAGATCAACATTATCCAGTAGCATGCGCACGCATTCGTCACGCATCAGGCGCATGGCTTCTTCTAGTTCGAAGGTATCCATGATCAAAATGGCGGGAGATCGTCATCCATGAAATCAGGAGCCGCAGCAGGGCGGTTAGACTGACCGCCAGTATTGCTAGTTTGGCCTGATTTCTTTTTCAGTGGCTTATCTACCAGCAGGCCAATCACTTTGCCTAGCTGTTCGGGCTTAGTCTTGCGAGAGAGGATTTCCGATGCCATCAGTTCAGTGCCAGCCTGGAAGATAGCGAACAGGCCCATACGCCATGCATATTCGCCAGTAGCATAACCGTCCTGCATCTTCTCGTACTCTTCAGCGCGCAGCAGAAGGCCGATTGGCTTGTCCATCAGTTCACTAAAGCAGGTAGCGGCCATTACCTGTTCGCTGCCATCGTGCCACTTCTTCACGTTGCGGACAGATTCAGTCAGTGCACGAACCTTCAGGCACGCCATCAAAGCATTGATCTGATTCAGGCCCTGCAGTGGTTCGTTATTCTCACGCATCGTCCAGATATCGAAGCGGCATTCACGATTGTCATCAGCCTGGAACGTAAAGCCGATTCCATGCGTTCCTTTGTTCGCACTGACCAGCTTCTCAGCACGAATAAACTTGCCTACATACTTGCCCGTGTCGTTGATGAAGGCTCCGATGGTGTCAGCTTTGGATGCAAGAGTGGTGTCGAGTTGGTACATGGTTATTCCTTGGTTGGGTGGTTGATGCCATAGTATTCAACGATGGCTTTGTCTACTGCTGCTAGGTCGTTCTCGATATGTTCGTCTTCAAACAAACCGAGAGGCGATTTAGTTGTATCGCTACCGCTGTTTTGCGTAGCGAAGATATATGATTCATTGATGCGAAGAGTGCGC